AGATTTATGAGAAGTCGACATTTTTAAGTGACTTAGCTCTCACTTTAATGTCATTGTCGGGGAATCTGATTTGATAAACTTGATTTGGTTGTGCAAAAATAGTGTCATCAACTAACTGAATTTGTTTTGTCTGATTGTCTGAATACCTTTGAGATGTTTGTGAATTAGAGTATCTACCACCCACTTTATTAAAAACTTTTAATTCTGAAAGAGATATGACTCCCGGTATATCTTGTACTATTCTTCGTATATCTGAAACATTAACATTATCACCTAATTGTTGTTTTTGAGGTGAAAAATAACTATCTACTGAGTTAATAATATTGGTAATAATCTGTCCTTGGTTTTGAGTTGAGTCCATAACTACGGATAATTCAAATTCTAAATCAACCACATTAGCGTTAGTTATTGAGATATAGTCATTTATCATTCTATAATGTGATAAATAATTAGCTATATTTTGTTTTAATGTATTTGAAACTGATTCTGTGAGTTTTCCTTGTGTATCATAAGATAATATTTCAATTCTTATTTTATTCTCTTGTTCTGTTATAGCCGCCTTCGCAGGTGCTCCAAACCTACTAGGCATCGTTCTAACCAATGAGTTATAATCGTTAACTGTTACCGCTCTTTTTTGTGCCGCAAAATTAAATGATACCATATTTCTAACCTCTTCAGGGGTCGGTAAATCTCCACCACCTATAGCAGCAGTAACATTAGTAGTTCTTAAACTATCAATAACATTTTGATTAACATTATTAGATGGTCCATTAACGTCAAAATATGTTGTACCAAACTGTGTTATTACATCAACACCAACATTAGAGGATTTACCTCCTCCAATTCTATATTGTACAAATAATGTCGTATTTGCTTTTACAGTTAATCCTAATCCAATATTATTTTGGTAATCTTGTATTCTTAAAGGAATACCTGTTCTCGTAAATTCTTGTAGTTGTTCCTCAGGCGTTGTTGTTCCTCCTCCAAAATTAACTTTACAGTAACCTTCAGGTGTATATTCAGAAACAAATCTATTTTCAGTTTCAATATACTTACCTACTTTGAGTCCTGGTTTATCTGCCGGTCGTGTAGGGTCTTCAATAAAAATTTTAGATTCCGCTAAAGCATCTACTTCGTACCATTTGTCAGGAGAACTAATAAACTCATCATACGTAGGAGGTGATTGATAATTGACACCATCTTTTTGAATTAATGAAGTTATACTAATAACATTTTTTTCGGGTAAGAAAAATTCAAAAAATGGTTTTACATCGTTATTATTAATAACTTTTTTAAATGTTTTAGTTAATCCATTAACTACAACTTCTCTTTTAGTCATTGTATAATTAATTAACCTATTATTAGAATCAAAGTTTGGTATTTTAGTACGGTTTGGGAAACCTTCACTATTATACTGTGAAGTAAAATCAATATCGTTAGGGTTTTCAAATACCTGTCCAGCCCCAATAAACTGAGAACCCGCTCTCATAATACCTAAATACCTTTCATCTTCTTGGTCCCCTAATGCCGGAACCGTGATTGAAATATCTACTAAGGCAATTGATGGTCTGTTACCGGGTATCTTTAAACCATAAGTTCTAGCAATATTATAAATTGACGATTTTTGTTGAGCGTATTGTAATACTGTTTCTTGGATACTTCTATCCATGTGATAATGTAGATTATCTCCGATAGCCGCATTTAAGTCCATAAATACAGAATAAATCGAGGCATCGTTAAAATTAGCTATTAATTCTGGATAATACTGTTGGGTATAATTTATCAATTCCTGTCTTAAGGATTGAAAGTCTCTATCTGTGTATGAAATTTTACGGTTAGCCATATAATATTAAATATTAATAATCACGAAATCTTTTGATGAAAATGTACCATTAACAATAGTAAAGTCAATTCTTAGTTTTGCGGTGTACTCTACAGCACTATCGCTCGCAACTCTAAAAATTTGACCACCTAATTCATCGTAATTGATTTCACCAGGTAATGGTTCTGATTCGACATAAGGTTCAATAGTTATGTCATTTATTTGTAAATTTGGTATAAATTTATCTACGGCTTGTCTAACATCTGCTTTAATCGCGTCAAATGTCGGTCCATCCATTGGTTCGAATATAAACTCGTATATTCGAGTACCAAAATCAGGTAGATAGTACCTACTACCTTTCCTTGTTAATATTAAATGAAGTAAATCTGCCCTTATTTCCTCATCTGAGGATTCAGTTAATCTTAGGTAGTCACCTTGTAAACTATCTCTAAAAGGAAAAAATACACCATATGTTTTACCGTTTGCCATATCTCATAAATATAAACACAGATTATTTTATCTAAATATAAAAGAAAAAAGGTTAGACGAATCCAACCTTTTTACATAATATATACCTATTTTATACCTTAACCCTCACATGCAACACATTGTAAGTCATTTAAATTCAACTTTTTTCTAGCAAAAGCCTGTGCCGAGTTCATAGAATGTTGATAATATAGTGTCTTAACCCCTAACTTCCATGAGTCAATAAGTAATTTATTAACATCTTTAGTTGGCATCTCAGGTGAAACCATTAAATTCAAAGATTGCGACTGGTCAATAAAGTCTTGTCTAATTGCTGCCTGATTAACAATTGACGATTGATTAATTTCTGCAAATGTTCTAAACACATCTTTTTGGTCATCATTTAGAAAATCTAAATGTTGTACTGAACCATCAGCCTTTTTTATACTATCCCAAGTTCCCTTATTATTTTTACCGATTGAGTCTAACAAATCTTTTAATATAGGATTTTTAATAGTAACCTTCATTTTAGCCACATCCTTAACATAACAGTTAGACCAAATAGGTTCAATGGATTGTGACACTTGACCAAGAATAAACGCCGATGAAGTAGTCGGAGCAACAGCATTAAGTGTTACGTTTCGTCTACCATAACCTTTTAGATATTCAGGTTCACCAAAAATTTCAGCTAACTCTTCTGATGCTTTATATGATTTATCTTTAATTGTTCTAAATACCTCAACATTAAGTTTAGCGGTTTCTTTAGTATCGAAAGGTAATCCTTTTGATTGTAGAAGTGAGTGCCAACCTAAAACACCTAAACCAAGTGCTCTTTGTCTTTTAGCGAAGTTATAAGCCTTTTCCATATAAATAAACGCCATTTTACCTTCTCTAGTACCATTGTCTCTTAATTCTTCTAATTTATTACAATACTCAGTAACAACCGCGTCTAAGAAATAAACCATAGTTTCAACAGCGTCAGTATCTTTCCATTCATCGTAGTGTAATACATTCATTGAAGATAGTACACAAACAAATGATTCGTCTTCAGAATTATGTAGAGCTATCTCAGAGCAAAGATTAGAGTTAAATATTTTAGCTCCTTTATCTTGGTAAACTTTAGGTGCGTTATTGTTCATTGTATCATGAAACATAATATAAGGATAACCAATTTCACCTCTTCTTTGAATTACTTTAGCCCATATCTTTCTTTTTTCATCGTCACCCGCAATCATTTCTTCCATAAATTTATCAGTAACTGTTACCGCGTGTGTTAAATCTTGTATTGAAGCTCCTTCCGTACCAATCTCTAAGAACTCCATAATATCAGGGTGCTCAACAGGTAGGTAAGGTGAGAAACGACCTCTTCGTGTCGCCCCTTGTGAAATGTTATCAACCACACTTTGAAATAGATTCATAAAATGGACTGCACCAGGTGCGTGTCCATTATCCGTTATCTTAGCTCCACGACCTCTAATGTTACCGAAATACCCTGAAGTACCCCCACCCATTTTACTCATTTCGCCAACTTCAGCCTGTGTAAATAATATTGATTCTATATTATCACTAACGTTTGAACCAAAACAACTCACAGGAAGACCTCTAACTTTACCGAAATTTGCCCATACAGGTGATGATAATGAATACCATCCTTTACTCATGTAATCATAAAATTTATCCGCAAACCCTTCTTTATTTAAAAGTTTTTCTGCATGTTCTGCAATTATTTTTATTCTATCTAAAGGTTCTTCACCTTCACTTAAATAACCTCTACGAAGAAACGTTATTGATTCTTCATTAATCCAATTAAAAGGTTCTCTCTTTTTCATATTCTTATTTTATTATTATTTGTTTTGTTTTGTTTTTAAAATAAATCGTTTGATGTGATTGATTTTTGTTTCTTACTGTAGTTGATACTTCTTTTATTAAAAAAATCAGTATGTTTAGTAGTTAAAATCTCATCATCAAACCATTCAGTAGTTTCTAATAATGTGTCATTAATCTCAAATATACTATCAACATCTATTGAGTTCAAAGATACATTAAATCTATGTTTAATGAACTCCATTGTTTGTTTTTTAGTTAAGAAATCTAAGTCTCCCTTTTCAAAAATCCAATTAACTACTTCTGTTTCTGCTTCATAAGCTTCTTTAGTTGCAATAATTAAATCCTCAACTAATTGTGGTGTCCACCACTCTGGATTTTCTTTTTTAATTAAATTAACTAACTCAAACCCAAATTCAGCGTGAATATTTTCTTCTTTAGATGTCGCTTCAACAGCATTACTAATACCTTTTAATTTGTTTTTATGTTTATTAAATGACATAATAACTAAAAATTGTGAAAATAGTGAAACATTTTCAACAAACATTGAAAACAACACAATAGATTCAAAATATTCTTTGTCATCTACAGACTTAGAATTAGAAATCGCTTTTTCTAAATACTTAATTCTTCTTCTTACTTGAGGTACTTCTAATAAATTTTCAAACTCATTATTAAGTCCTAACAATTGAATTAGATGCGAATATGCATCAGCATGTCTTACTTCTGACTCAGCGAATGTCGCACCTACATTACCAATTTCAGGTTTTGGCATTCTTTTATAAATGTCACCCCAAAATGATTTAACCGCTACTTCAATTTGTGAAATAGCTAACATAGCTCTTTCAACTGCAGATTTTTCTTTATCGTTTAAATGTACCTTATAATCTTGAATATCTGATGTATAATTAAATTCAGTATGTACCCAATATGAGTGTCTAATTGCATCCACATATTCATTTAAGTTAGGATATTCGTAAGGTTTGAGATTAATTCTTTTAGAAAAAATATTAGGTTGGTTCTTAGAACGATAAATAATATATTCTTTAGCGACATAATTTAAACCGTTATCCATTAACTTGTTTTCAACCATATCATGAATCTCATCCACATTAGGTACCCTTTCTTTATTACCTCTGAAAAGACTTTTTGTTGTGAGTCTGGCAATTTTTTCTGCCATATTTTCATCTACTTTATCGATACTTTTCATCGCATTTAAAATAGCAATTTCAATCTTTTCAGATTTAAAAACTACTTTATCTCCACTTCTTTTTATTACATAACGAATGTCTTTAGTGACACTATCAATTAGATTGTCCATTTAATATTGTTTTTAAAAAAATTTATACTTTATTTTCCCTTTGTTTTCTTTTTTGTAGTAGTTCTTGAATACGTACTTTGTTTTTTTCTTCTTTTTGTTCTTCCATTCCTAAGAATGTAACACTACTATCCGTATCAATCTCTATCATTTCGTTATCAAATTTACAGTTTTCAAATACAATTCCGTCTTTACCTATTCTTGATTTGGTAATAGCAATTGTAGCTAAATTCATTTCTTTCTGTTGTAGGGATTTAGCAACAGAAATAATAACGTGTCCTACTTGGGCTTTTTTGATTGACCCACCCATTTGGTCCGTTGTTACTACATCAGAAGATATTGACGAACGATTTCCTTGAGTTGCCGTCCATCCTGCAATATCTAATTCGTGACACATAGATTCAAACCCTCTCATAACTGAACCTTCACTTTTCCACTCGTCACCTAAATTCTTATCAGGAACGATACAATCAATATAATCAACCACAACTAAATCTATTTTATTACCTTCAGCAATCATTTTACGCATCTGATTTTTTATCTGATTCATTGTCATTGTATCAGAAGGTAATTTTTTTAGAACTAATCTGTTTGGTGCATTTTCTTTAATTTGTCTAACTTTTTCTAAAACTTCTTCTCTTTGTAATGACAAATTATCGGGTGCGATTTTTGTCCACATAGTGAAATGTTTTCTCTGTATAATTTTAGGGTTATCTTCAAAAAATATTTGTAAAACATTGTAACCTAAGTTAAATGCGTTATTTGCTATTTTACTAAGAACCGTAGTTTTACCTACACCTGTCGGTGCTAAAATAACACCAATTTCTCCTTTTGCTAATCCACCTTTTAGTAAATTATCTATACCATTTATACCTATCGGAATTGGGTGTCTAAAATCGTCATCCAATACTTCATCTAAATTAAAAAAAACATCAGCAGTTCCCGCGTCAACTTCTCCAACCTGTAAAGCCTCTCTTACCATTTCTTCTAAATGGTCATAAGACTCAAAATCACCTTTATCGATAATTTTTTGTGCTTTAGACATAACCTTCTGTAATTCTTGTTGTTTACAAAATTTTAGTGCCTTTTCTTGAACGTATTGATACCCATCTTCTGGTGCGTCAACTACTTGAGTTATCATATCTAAGACCATTTTTTGAGCCATAGGTGATGAAACTTCAGATTTAGTAATTTGTTCAAGTGTAGAGAATGAAGGAGCGTGTTCATACTTGTGATAATACTCCTTGGTCATCTGCATGATTAACTTAAAATATTGATTATCAAAGTACTTAGGTTCCAAAACATCTACAATCGAAGCTGCAAAATCCTTATATAGGATAATATTGTTAAGTATTTGTAATTGGAAGGTGTTACCAAGGTAACCAAAGTTCTTTTCTTTTGACATATTTTATTGAGTTTTAATCTGTGTTTGTAAAATATAAATATGGTTAAACTAGTTGATAGTTCAAGTACTTGTAAGTTAAATTTTCACTTGAGAAAGTGTCAGTCAAATCACGAAGTAACTTTTTTAGGTGTGGGCGTACATCCACAGTGTATCTTGTCTTTGGTGGGTATAATTTAGCATCCCATATTCTATGACAAATTGTCTCATCTCCAATCTTAATATAGATATTAAAATATTCGGGTCCCTCAGTGTTAGAAGTCTCTAAAATATTTGGATTTGCCATTATCTGATGAGTATTCTCTGTCATATAGTCAGACGCCTTATTCTTCAAATCTTCTTGAATTTTTTCCGCAACGTCTCTAACTATACTATAAAGTTCGACACTCTTTCTAGCTTTAGGGTTATACCCTTTAACATTAAAGTATCTTTGCACAACGAAGTTATCGTTAAGTGTCATTAAGAACTCTAATTTAGTTGTTTCTATTTTTTCTTTCATAATAAACGTTTTTTTGTTTTAAATCTTCTTTTTTCTTTTCTTGTTAATTTCATAAAAGGGGTTAAAAATTCAACCCATACATTATCGTGTTTTGGTAAATATTTAAAAATTCCATCACTCATCATCATCCTCATCAAATTTTTATAACCTCTACCATCAGGGTCTAAATTTTCTGTATGGTATTCTTTTATCGTTTCTTTTGATTCTTCATTTAATAATGGTTGTGACAAATCTACGAGTTTTTTATTAATTACAAAGAATTCTTCACCAAAAATTCCTTTTTTTGTTTTACCCGAAAGTAAATTTTGTAATGCTCGATTGTCTTTATCATTTTTATGTATCTCTTCAGCTCGTTGTATAATATCGTCAATCGTAACCACACTATCAACTATTTCAGGAAATAGTTTAACAAATGTTTTTTCACCCATAAATCGAATACCATCGATATTATCGGATTTATCTCCTGAAATTATTTTAAATGTTGCTATGTTTTGATGAGGAATTGATATATCTTTTAAAGGTACTTTATCTCCGTTTTTAAGGATTATCTTCTTCATCGGTTGGTATACCTCCACTTTATCTGATATAAGTTGTGTGAGGTCTTTATCTGAAGAAAATATAGTTTTATATTCGTCTTCGGATATTTGACAGTAATATGCTATTAAATCATCACTTTCAGTATTTTTAACTGAAATTTGTCGAATAAACATTTCTTCAAGATAAGCCTTAACTCTTTGAACTTGCCATTCAAATGATTCTCTTTTAGCTTGATTTAAAGTTTGTTTACGATTTGATTTATAATCAGGTGATATGAGTTTTCTTTGGGAGGAATTATTTTCTCCATCCCAAAAAACAATTACTTTATCGTAATTATACTCATTTAAAAATCTTTTAATTGTATTAACAAAATGATAAATACCTCCAATATGTTTACCTTCGTGGTAGAAATCTCTAACTCCATGAAAACCTATTTTAAATAAATTATTTCCGTCAATTAATAATGTTTTGACCACTTTTTATTAGTTAAATTGTTACACTTCCTGTTTTTCTTCTTCTAACTTAAAGTCACCTTCAACTCCGATAACTTCTTTCCAATACTCAGATTGTTCACCTTTATATTTTTCAATTGATTTTTTTTCCTCAGAACTTTCTTTACCTGCTAAGAAACCATGTGGAGTTACAATTATTCTCCCATCAGCATAACCTAATCCATTAATATGGTTTTTCATTACTGATATTTTTGTTCTTGAAGCGAACTTTACCTTTCTTTTGTTTTTAACTGCCGATATAGTGGTCGTTCCTGCGTTTTTTTGATTACCGAATAAAAACACTAAAGATGAGTTTAACCATATTGATTCACCACCTTTAGCTTTAATTTTAGGTTGACCAAACGGTGAATCAGGTAACGCTACCCATGGTTGATTGACAATTAATAAAGTATTTTCATACTTTGAGTCTGCCTTACGTGAGCCTGATATTCTTTGATTTATTCCCATTCCTATCTTATCTGCTAATGTCGAAGCGTTATGTTGTTTACCTCCTTTACCATCAAAAGTCATTTTACATGGTACTGAACCTACAGAATCCCATAAAAAAAGTAAGTCATATTCTAGCTCACCTTTATTTTGAGCGTCCAATAATTCATTAATATAGTCAGTTATTTGTTCAATATAATTAAAGTTATTATTAAAAATAAAAAACCCATCCCAATCTAATTCTCCTGTATTTTCATCTACTACTTCTTCACATTCAAAACCCATTAATTTAGCGTGTTCGAATGACCATTTTTGCTCAGTAATTATAAATACAGGTAATACACCTTTCTTTTGTGCATCAACTGCCGCCTTTACTAATGCTGTAGTTTTACCTGTATCTGAATGCCCTAAAAACATATTTAAATGACCTATTGCTGGACCAGGTAACCCAACTGCGTCTAAGAAATCCTCACCCAAATCTAAAAACCTTTGTGGTTTGTATTTTGCGGATGTAGAAAATTTCTTTTTTATACTATTAAAATCTTTTTTCTTTATTGCCATATTTTTTTAAATAATAATGGTAACGACACGAATGCCGCTACCATCAATTGATTAATATATTAAAATGGTAAGTCTGTATCAACTCCCATTTTTGATTGTGGGTCTGTAGACTCTTCTACTTTACCCGTATTTGAAGCTCCTCCGAGAGTTAGTTCTGTATCATCACCATATACATATTTCTTAAGTTCACTACTCCAAACAGGTGTTTCACCTCTTGAGATAGCTTCTAAATACTCTACAGGTTTCTGTGCGTATACATCTTGCCATGATAATTCATCTTCCACCCACTCTTTCATTTGAGCATCATCTTTATGAATAGTACATGGGTCATCATACATTACTGTTTGAACAACTGTATACTCAATACCTTTAGGTGTTTTAGCTTTTGAAAGTTCGATAATTAAATCTCTACCCTCATTAGCATCAGTTATATCTCCTTTTGCTTTCCATATTGGAATAATTTTATCTAAGATACCTTCTTGTTTGTAGTTATCTTTAAATCTCCAAAACTTAGGTCCGTGGTCTTCGTTGTCTCTGTCAACAAGTTTAACGATATAAAACTTACGTGGTCTGTATTGTCTTGCTAAATCTTTGTCTGATTCTTTACCTGTTGATGTTAACTCCTCGTAAACCTCAGTAAGAGGTGAACGCTCCCCATCATTTTTACCTGGGTCATATAGTTTAGTCCATTTACCATCAATCTGAATTTCGTGATACCACACCTCTTTAAATGGTGAAGAACCGTCTGATGTTGGTAGGATTCTAACTGTCTTTTGACCTCCTTTAGTTCCTTTTGGTAGATAAGTCGTGAAGTAACGTTTTAACCTATCTTCTTGTGAAATCGATTGATTTCCTCCGTTTGTTTTTGCAGTGTTTTTCTCGTACTGAGCTAGAACTGCGTCTAATGCATTTGCCATAATTTTCTTTTTTTCTCTGGGTTTTCAATCACTTCTTTAAGAGCTTTTTTACGGTGTCCACGTAATCTGGCTCTGTATCAAAGGCCGTTCTTACAAGACTAAAACGCAAAACATTTTCGTCACGCCGAAGTTCTGTATTAAGAGACTTAAGTAACAAATTATTACTTCGGAATCTAAGTTCTAGATGATAAGCCTTTTTATACATCTGTTTCTTCTTTCCTCTTCCTTGTATTATATTGTACGCAAGGGAGCGTTGTTTCCCGTCCCCGTTTCTAATGTCTACTATGGTAGCACCTGTGTAAGGAGCAGGATATTGAAGTGTATGAGGTATAGCTGGATCATCAGGTTGGTACTCTCCAGCGTCATCACTAGTAAAGAAACGGGTGTATCGGCAAGTCTCTTTCAGCTTCAAGTGTTTTTCAGAACGTCTATCAAGCCATTCTACCTCTGATTTGAGGAATATAAAAAGATCATACGTTTTAAACTCTTTAACCATATTAAAAATTATTAAA